TTTACTACCTGCAACAGTTGTTATTGTTTGTGTAAGATCAGTTATTTCTGTAAAAGTTTGAGTTGACAATGATGCTGTATCTGTTTTTGTTGCTTGTTTTACTTGAAGAACCTTACCGCCAACTCCAGTAGCTAATTCAGCAGCAGTTATACAGCCATCAGGTAATCCCCCTGCCGATATTCCTGTTACTGTTCCTGATCCGTTTAATACTATTGGCATAATTTACCCCCTAGACAATAACATAACGTGAACCTGACGGAATGGTAACTGTTACCCCACTTGCTACTATTATATCCCCTGCACTTATACCTGACTTGTTTGTGGTCATAGTATAATTATTTGAAATTGTTAGCGAATTTTCTGTAACGCAACCATCAGCTTTTTGTGATGAAACTCCAGTTAACGCAGATCCATCTATAGCTGGCAACGCTCCAGTAAGTGCAGAAGAAGGTAAATTAGTTAAACTTGCACCTGATCCACTAAATGTAGTCGCTGTTAATAATCCTGTAGAAGAGTTAAATGTAAGATTTGATCCTGACTTTAACCCTAAATCTCCTGTTGCTGCGGTGGTAAACAGAGGAAAACAAGTAGTATCAGAACTCTCATCAGCAATCGTAGAAGTAGTTGCATTGCCAACAGCAATTTGAGTTCCCATATTAATGATGAAATATGTAGATCCACTAGGAGGAGCAGAATCAAAGATAATATCAGTACCGCTTACAACATATCCATCTGTCATATCCCCTTGTCCAGATCCATCATTAGGCTGTTGCATAACACCATTGATAGATACTCTTAATATCTCAGCATTAACTGGTGTTACTGCTGTACTTGTACCTTTTGTGACTAGCTTAAATCTGTAAGCAGATCCATTAAATGTAGCCGATCCACCACCCGTTCCAGAAGATGAAGCAATGTCTAATAAATCTGCTGTTCCTGTAGCTGCTGATCCACCGATTTCTCCCCAAGCACTACCATCGTACCCTTCAAACTCTGATGTCTGACTATTAAATCTGAACATACCAGCAGAAGGAGATCCTGGTCTTTGTGCTGTAGTTCCAGAAGCAACATCAATAGCTCCTGTTCCTGTCATCAAAATATTGTCGCTAACAGTAAATGTGCCAGTAACATCCATATTTCCACTAACACTTAGGCTGGACAATAGAGTTCCTGTAGCTGTTGCAGAGTTTGTCTGGATCGCATTACCCATCAACGCATGAGATGAACATTGATAATGAATAACCATCGGAGTAGTATCTCCTATGACAATCTGCACATATGCACCACTTTGACCTGCTGTGCCATTTACAGTTACGTTTGTTGTATAAGCTGTAGTTTTATTTGCTTCAAGATAAAAACGTAAAGGATGACCAGTATTACTTGAATGTGATTGATCAAATTTATAAGTACGACCAGGTGTGAGAGTTAAAAATGGTGCTTCTTTACCATCTATTACATATCCATTACTAGAGCCACTTCCGTTATATCTATGTGCTGCGGTCTTTGTTGCAACAGTAACAGTAAAAGTTTTGACAGATCCAGTATATGTAGCCTGAGTAGAAGCAAATCCTCTAATATTTCCATCATCAGTAAGAGTTAGCGTACCAGTAAAATTAGGATCTGCATTTTGACCAGGAGCTACCCAACTAAGAACTCCAGAAGCATTACTTGATAAAACATATCCACTTACAGAAGAATCAGCAGAAGGTAATGTCCAAACCACATTAGATGAGACTGTTGCAGGAGATTTAAAACCAACATAATGAGATGAATCAGCATCTAAATATCTAACTTCTTTTTGACCAGAAACAGATAAATGTTCACTACTTGTCCATGAATCTGTTGCATTTACCCAATTGAATGTTTTATCAGATGCACCTTTAAGAGTTAAACCACCGCCATCGGCAGTTGTATCAGTTGGAGTTGATACTTTTCCAAGAGTAATATTTTTATCCTCAACATCAAGTGTGGTTGTATTTATTGTGGTAGTCGTTCCACCAACAGTTAAATCTCCTACGATATTTACAAGACCAGCAGAACTGATAGACATTCTGCCAGTTCCACCTGTGCTAAAGGTTAAAGTATCCGATCCTCCACTTATTCCTGTGTTTGGATCAGAATTAAAACTAAATGCAGGAGCAGAAGTAGATCCATCTGGAGCTTTACTTAGTAAATTTGCATAACTTATCTTCTTATTACTTGTATCACTTGCATCAATAATCGGTAGGACATCAGTGCTCGCTGGTGCGGTAAGCTCTGTAAATTCGGTTATCTTTTTATTTGTCATAATTAAAACTTGATTATGTACATTAAAGCAAGGTTTGTGGGTCGTGCCTCAGTTCCACCACCACTACTTGATATTGTATGAGTGTGAGTGCCATCGAAATCTACACCACCCACAGGGCTAGTAGAAGAACTACCTGTAATAGAGTTGTTGCCATCACTTGTTTTTGTAAATACACCAGTTGCACTTCCTCCAGCTAAAAAACCTTCTGATATTTTTCTGATACCACCAGTTAAAGTTGTTGAATCTGTTGTATGAGTGTGATTCTTGTTTTGATCTGTTTGTGTCGAACCAAAAACTCTACTTGCATCAGTGCTGCCAGTATTAGCCCAACCTCTAATAAATTGTCCTCTTAGATCAGGTAAAGCAAAAGTTGATGATCCATCTCCTACACCAAATGTTGTAGATATGGTAGAGAACAATGTTGCATAAGTTGATCTACTAATATTCGATCCATTACATTCTAAAAATCCTGTTGGTGGTGTATTGGCTGCATGAGCAAGGATTGTACCTACAGGCACTCCAGAAGCTAAACCACCCCAAGCTGATCCGTTATATCCTTCAAATTCTGTCGTGGTGTTGTTAAATCTTATCTGACCTGTAGCTGCTGTTGGTCTTTGGGCGGTTGTACCACTTGGTAATTTTAATGCTCCTGTACCAGCCATAACAATATCACCAGCAGAATCTACTGTGCCTGTAAAATCTGGATCAGCTTTTGTTGCTAATCCAAAGTTATTAGTATGTGCTGCATCTGTCAGACTTCCTAAAACCAACCAGCCATTATTTGAACTATTCCTAATTTTTAGTAAGTTTGTTGAAGTATCTACCCATATCTTGTAAGCAACAGTAGTTGTAGGATCTGACGATCCACTATTTAAAGACTGAACATCCCCTAATACAGTATTAAGTTCGGCTCTAAAAGAAGAACCGACTTGGTTAGCTAAATTATAATCTGACGTATTACTCATTATGTGACCTCCTTACCAAAACCTGATGCTGCCCATACAAATGATCTTGCAACTGCTGAACTGCCATTTTTAAAAGTGACTTGAAAACCCGTCCTACTTATATTAGCAAGTTCATGGAAATCCCCAGATTGTTGATTAGTTGGAGTCACTACTACAGTTGGTGTTTGCTTAAATGCGTTTGTAAAAGAAACAGAATATTGTTGCGAACCAGTAGTAACTGGAGTCGAAATAGATTCTGTTCTTCCTTGTAATTCTAATTTAGCACCTAATTTAGTGACAGCTATATTTTGGTTAGTGTCATTACTTGTTAATATTGCTTTAAATTGAAATGCCCTACCTGTAATTAGAACATTACTAAACTCTTTATAAGCACTCCATGTTGGTGAACCTGATGGGTCATCATTTGTTGATCTTACATAAACAGCAGCATTACATTTTGTGGCTTCAGTTAATCCACCAACTTGATCTATATATCCCCAATCATCTACTAAATCAACTCTATCATCCCATAAATTATTTAAATTAAAACTAGATGCTTCAAGAACTTTTCTTAGGTTTACGTCATATGGCTGCGTCAAGTCTACAGAATTAGCAAAAACATATTCTCCAGTAGTAGATACCGCATTATTAGTTATCGCAAGTTTTAAAGCATCTAAAGAAGAATCATAAACTGTATTTGTCTTTGAACCAGTAAAGTTTGGTGTATGTTCATCTACATTTCCTACTAACAATCTTTCAGATGGTGCAGGTAAATTAGTAGTGACTCTAGTATTATTCCAAGCAGAATCCTGTGAGCCTGGTGAAGGACTTTCACGACCTCCATCATCTTCAAATTTAATTAAATAGGTTCCTGCTAATAAAGGAACAATCTTCTGTGTTTGGTTTCCAGCGGCAGCTACAACTATATTCTGTCCATCCTTCCATTGAGCACCTGTTGTTTTGCTAGAGTGTCTGATCAAAGTCTTGCCACCTAACAATACATCAAGTTCTGTGGCACGATTCCAGCTTAATATCGCACTTGTCTCGTCAATCGGTAATAAACTAACCCCACTAACATTAGATGGAGGATCAGTTTTACCTCTTGCTACAAAAAATGGACTCTGAGGTGTGTTAAAGGTCGTAGATCGTAAACCAGAAGAACTTACGCTATAAACTTCAATTTGATAATTACCAGCGATAGTATCTAAAATTTCATAACTTTTTGAATTATCTACAGTTCTTGATATAAAGTTTCCATTCTGTAATCTATAACGTATGTAATGTGTATCTGAAGTACTTGTCCAACTAACAACAATCTTTACTCTTGCTATTCCAGTGTTTTCATAAATAACTTCTGTTGCACTGACATTTGATGGTGCGGCTGGTGGGATGTCTAAATTAGTTACATCTCTTACTGGTAACGCTATACCATTTTCAATATGATTATATTTACCAGAATTATATTCACTGGCAGTAATAACATAATTAATTCTATCTTGTTCTTGAACTTCTAATACTCTCCAAGTTGTTGTAAGAATAGTACTCGTTTCAAATATCCAAACACTATTAGGATTTGGTGCAGCAGAAAAATGCTGACCAAGACTAAAAACATTATTAGTAATACCTGAGACTGTAACTTGTTCCACTGTGCCATCGGGTAAAACAACACTTAGTGTTGATGCACCTTGAATACTTAGTCCAGTAGCATCATCTACAGTTACAGAATTAGTTGTTGCAGAAACAATACGACCACCTCTTCTTTCTCCGCTACGAACAGGATCAGCTATTTCAATAATCTGGCCTGGTCTTACAACCGCACCAGCATCTATAGAGGTGGTAAATGAAACAACCTCACGTTCCACATTGCTCATATAAAGTAGCCATTTTGCTAATCTTGCAGCTTGACCTCTTGATGTACAGGCAAACGCATCTATATTTCGGACAACTGATCCATACCTTGCTTGGTTTGCGGTATCAATTTCTTCAACATAATTTATATCTCTTAACTCTAAATCTAAATATTTTGCAACTACAACTGTAGGTCTTTGCCTTTGACTTGTATTTGAATAATTAAATCCAGGTTCTAATACATTAGCAAGTGTAAATAAATAGCTAGAATCTTTTGGAGAATCTTGTGTAACAGTTATATTGCCAGCTTCATAGTATGGCATAGCTCTAAATACAGAACACATCTGATTTATCACGTTATATGCTTCTTGTTGATTATTGATATTTACATTACAAGAAAAACGTGGCTCAGTAGCACCTGTTCCTGTGCCGTCATCAACTTGTTGTGAGCAATAAACTGAAGCTGCATAAAAACTAAATTTATCTATTTCAGTCTCAACAACATGAGCACCTAATCCATATCTAGAGGACGTAAGAAGATCGTATAAACACCAAGCTGGATCGTTTGTATATTGTGCTGCACCTAGTGTTCCATTAAATGTTCCTGTATAAGATAAACTGCCATCAGCATTAACTGTTGCATTATGTGGAATCTTTACTTTGATACCTTTTACTAAATATTTTCTAGAAGGAATTGATGAAAATTGTTCTGCATCTACTTTTAATCCAATTAATGCACTGTTTGGATAACTTCTTTTGTCATATTTAATTTCAACATAACTGTTAAATTGAATTTCATTTTGTAATTTTGATGATGTACTATCTGCTGTAATCCTTTGTACTTTTATATTTACAGGAAACGCACCATTAAGATTTACAAGATAGTCTCTTACATATGGATCAGGTGTTCTACCAGCAATTTTTGCCGAACCACCAGACAAAACAGTTTGATAACCACCACCGCTATATTGAACAAGAATTGCTAGTTCTACATCAGTACCAAAAATATCTCCTTCATCACTAAATCGTTGCAAAGCAGGAACAGTTATTTGAAGAGAAACTGCATCAACATCTGAATCAGTTATTTGTATAACCCTACCAGCACTACCAGAAGGAATAGCTGTTCCAGCACCAGCTACTGTTTTTGTTGTAGCAACATTTCTAGTTATTGGTATTACAGTCTGACTAGATGTTCCAGTTCTTGTCTCAAATGAAACATCTTTAAAATTAAAACTACCATCAGCAGCTTGTAATGGTGTGTTGTTAAAAAATATAGATTTAGCACCATCAACTAAACCACTTATTTCACCTTCTCCTATAAGATCAAGAATCCTAGCAAAAGATTTTGAATCAAGGTTATCTTTATCTTCATGCGGAGTGCCACCACCACCTCCTCCTCCTTTTCCTCCACCAGAACCTATAATCTTCATACTTCTACCTGTTCGTTTTCAATCGCTGCTGAAATAACAACAGATCCAACCATAGTTTCTCCATAGATTACAGGCACTGGAACACCAGCCCTTGATGTATTTTGTATTCCACTAAAATTAAATGACAATCTAGGATCTTGTTCATTTTCTTTTATATTTTCAACAGGAGTTAACATTTGAGCAAGTCCTGAGAAAGCTAAAGCAAGACCAACATTTCCAATGATTGCAGCACTTGTTGCAGCAAATCCACTAGCTCCTGCTGTAAAAGAACCACTAAATACTGGAGCTGCACCAGGTAATAATATAGCTGTACCAATTAAAGCCACTCCTAATAAAAATTGACGAGTACCTCTACCTCCTTCTCCTCCAACAATAGGAACAATTTTTATATCTTCTTGTCCATTTGGATAATGTATTTCTTCTTCTTTTATTTCCCAATTACCAACTAATACTTTGTAATATCTATTTCCCATATGTGCTTCTAGCTGTGGAAAATTAACAACTAAAAACCTTACTGCCTGTGCAGCACTATGGACTTCAGCTTCAAAAGTTTTCTGACCTAAAAACTTAGCGAGTTCTCCGTATAATCTAATTTTCCTTAACATAACGAATCCTCTTACCTGTACATTTTAACAACCATTCATCTAATAGATCACGACTTGATAACCTATTTTGTAAATGATGCAAAACTGTTTGCTGTCCTAAGTAAACACCAATATGATTTAATCCGCTACTGCTTATTGACATTAATAATAAATCTCCATATTCTAAATCTTCTTCTGGATGTAATTCTCTAAATCCTGTTTTTGCAAAACAATCTACAAACATTGGGTTCTTTATAAAATCTTCTGGATTATTTGGTCTAATCCAATCAATAAGTTCTATTCCTAATTCTTCTTTATACCAATCTCTACATAAACTCCAACAATCAGTAACACCCCAGACCCATTTTCTGCCAATTAGAGGTGCTTTATAACCACATGGTTCGCAATACTGCCAATCTTTTAGCTGTGGCTGTACTATCCACCATTTTAAATCTGACTTTTCACAAGCAACTCTATCTGCTTCACTCGGTTTTGCACTTGTAACTGGATGACTATGAACAACACCAACTATCTCTCCTTCATTATCTTCAATTCTTACCCAATCATCAGCATCAATAATAAATTGATCTGACGGATCAAACGCTAAATTTTTACAGGGAAAATAAACTTCTTTTCCTTTTTTAATAACTAAAAGACCACAAGATTCTCTTGGTTGTTCTTGTATTGCGTGTTCTAATGCTTTATCTTGCCAAGTCATGCGAAAAACGATCCAACGCCAGGAAAATCTTGAGGTAGCACCTGCCGTTTTGGTAATCGTACTCCATCAAGATCAAAACTAGCACTTAATTCAAATTCTACTCCATTTCTGTTTTCTGCAACTTTTCTATCTATAAAAAATATTTGAGTTGCAAATGTAGCAGTAGGATCAGGTGTACCAAATGGATTTATACCAGCCTCCATATCTATTAAACTTCCATTTTCTTGCAATAAAAAATTACCATCTTCTAATAAAATATCACCACCAAGAAAATTAACATTATCAATATATCTGCTCAAAGTTCTAATACGAGTAACTTTTGCTCCTTCTAAACCTTGAGGTAAAGTTAATATTAAAGTTGTAAATGTTCCTAAAATATTAGAAATAGATAAGCGAGGTCGAGGTAATTTTTTAGAAGTAAAATCAAAACCAGTAGCCTGTATTGGCATCCGTGTATATTGATTACCAGCAAAAATTACGTCTTGGTTTTCATTAGTGTTTACTCCATTATGAAAATAGTAAACTGTATTAGAACCATGAATAGCAGTTATTAACTCAAGTTGAAAAAGCTCAATAATACTACTTGGATTTATTTTTTGTAACTCTGATACAGGACTTGTCATTAAGGTTCAAATACTTGTTGAAAAACCATACTTAATCTAGCTCGATTAACATAAGGAATTGATTTACTCCATCTAAGACATACCCATTTATAAGCAGCACCACTTCCTGGTGGTTGCCAATCAAAAGAAGCACCATCTTCTGCTCTAGCCTCAAGAAATGCCTCTATAACATCAGAATCTGCTTCACTAACATCAAAATTAAGTGACCAAACATATGGAATTGTATTTAATCCAAATTTAATTCTATGTTGATAGCCATCATTAAACTGAGCAATATTTATTTTTGGTGTTGTAGTCTTACGAGCTTGATAAGTAGGACTGATTGAGGGAAAAGTAGCCATTATCCTAATAAACCTCCTGGGCGTCTTTCTTTAATCAGTTCTGCTTGAACTGCTGCTCCTATTAATCTACCTAACTCTTCTCCACCTGACTCATCACCTTCAACTGAACTGTTAGAAGCATCTACATTCACAACAACACTTGTCGTACCACCAAAAGCATTATTTGGTGTAATCATTCCCGATACACCTGGACTAAACAACTCAGGACCACGTTCTCCGACAATGTAACTATTACCACCTTTTACTGGTCCACCATTTGCTCTGTTAAAATCAGCTATCGTAACTTCACCTGGTGTTGCTGCGGTAAAACCTTTACCCGCAAAAACATCACTACCTCCACCACCAAAAGAACCAGCAATTAATCCTAAAATTCCTTTTGTTATCTGAGTAGAAACCATTTGTGCAGCCATATCTAAGAAATGATCTGCTATACGCATAAACATACTTCTAAACGCATCCTGTACTGTCATTGTTCCTTTTATTATTCCTTTAAATGAATTTTCAAACGCACTTTCAAATGCTTTAGCAAACTCTACTGCTTGAAATCTCGCATCATTAAATTTTGCCATTTCTTTATTTAAGTCAACCAATGCAGCTTTTACAGGATCAGCCATAATTATTGATTGATTCAATAATTCTTCACTAATTTGTTTTTGAATATTAAGTTTATCTAATTCAAATTGAACTTGATTTCTTGCTTCATCAGTTAAAAGACCTGATAGATTTTTTTCTTTAACTGTAATTTGTTCATTTATTTTTGCTAAATCAATTCTTTTCTTTAATACATCTAAATCTTCATTTCTGAATGTCAAACTCTTTTGTTGTATTTCTAATTGACTTTGTAATGTAGACAATTCAAAATCTCTTCTTTCTTTAATTAATTTTTGTAAATCTTCATTAGCAAAGTTTCTTGTTCCTTCTGTACCACCTAAACCTATTTTATTCATTTCCTGTTCAAATATTTCAAAGGCTCTTGCTTTAACTTCAGGTCTATCTCTAAATTCACCCTCTTTACTAAAACTTTCCATAAAAAGATCACGACCCGCCCCAAAAAAGTCTAAGAATGGATTACCAGTTTTTTTGCCTCCAGGTTGATTAAATGTGTTGGCCTTTGCTCTAGCTTCTTTTACAGCTTGTGACTGTGCCTCAGTTTTTAATCCACTAACAGTTTGAAAACCTAATGCCCTGTTAATTTTTTCTAAGAAAAATGTTAAAGGTCCAGCTATAAACAAACTCATACCTGTTCCTAATTTTTGTAATTCATTTTCAAATCTTATAGATTCTTCTGATAAAGAATCTAAAGTTTTTTTATTTGTTCCAAATGTATTATTAAATTGATCTAAAACTTGTTGTGCTGCTACTGCTTCAAGTCCTAAACTCTTCAAAGTTGCAACGGTATCTGCAAAAGGTGTATTTGCTGCACCTAATTTTTGAATAAGTAAATCAATATTTTCTATAGGATTTCTTAATGCCTTACCAAGCTCAATTGCTGATTGAGCCAACTTATCAAATTGAGCACCTACTTGAGTACCAACAAGAGATAATGCGAAGCCAAACTGACCACCCATTAATCCACCTCCAGCACCTCCAGTAAAACCACCAGCAGAAGCACCAAGACCTTGACCAAATAACAAAGGAAAAGCTCCACCAATTAATGCACTAGAACCTACTTGATTTCTTATTCTTCTATCTTCAGCAGTTCTGCCTCTCATAAATCTTCTAAATCTACCACCAGGTCTTTCAGCAATCCTTTGTCTAATATCTCTAGCTTCAGACCGCATTTGTCTACTAATTTTCCCTTCTTTAGTATTTTCTCTCAATAAATTTCTTTGCTCTTCTAAAGCCCTATTCATCTCTTTAATTCTTCCAGTTACATCTTTATATTCTTTTTCTGATATATCTAACTGTTTTCTTACACCAGTTAAAGTATCTAAATATCTTTCAATAGCACTAATAGTATTAGCAGGAGCAAAGTTTAAAAGCGTTGATATATCTGCATTGCTAAAACCAGTTACACCAGGAACATTTTTAGAACCCATTGCACCAAATGTAGATGCTGTGATCTTTGCACTTTCATTAAATCTTTGAAGAGATTTAAGCTGTGCTGAAAAATTTAATTTTGTAAAACCAGCAGTAAATAACGCAAATTTTTCATTTGTAATACCAACAGAAGCAGCAACATCTTTCATTCTTGTTGCTAATTCTCGTGTTGATACAATACCTTTTCTATTTGCAGACTCAGAATTTAATAAACCTCTGGTATATTTTTCAAAATTATGTTGAGCAAGTTTTGTGGCATCTGCAAGTTCTTTTGTTTTTGCAATCGCTGCATTTGAAAATGGACCACCAGATCCTGGGCCTTTACCTGTCTTTTTTGATAATTGATCTAATTCTTTAGTTAAAGATTTAACTTTTTTATCAGCAAGAGTTAAATTCTTTTGTAACTTTACTAATTGTTCGTCTTTAGTCCTGACATTAATATTAATTCCGTACTCTGCTGCCATTTACTCGACCCAATAAATTACTTCTATCTTACCGCCTTCTGGGTTTCATGGCTTGTTTTTTTTGCACTTGTTCTTTATATTTCTCTTCTTCCTCATGTTTTAATTCAAAAAATGCAGCCCAAGATACTAATTCTTCCTTAGTTAAATTTGCTGTAAGTTGTTTTAATGTCATTCCTAACTCTTTAGCTAAAAAGAACATAAAATACCAATCTTTGTTAGCTTTTTAATGCTGCTTTCGCTTCCTCCACTTTTAATTCATCACCAGATGTCATCATTGCCATTTGTATATCTTGCAAAATAGTTGCATTTACTTCTCTTCTTAATGATGCCTTATGACCATCTTGAAATAATCTTTTGCCATCTTCATCTAATGCTTTTTCAATCATAAGATTTAAAGCAAATTCATTTCCATCATCTGCTTTTGATTTTGCAACTATTGATTCTCTTTCTGCAATAGTTAATGGATGCCAATAAATTTCTAATACTGTTTCTTCTCCATCTTTTAATTCATATTTATATTTTTGGCTAACACCAAACTTGTTTCTGAGGAGTTCAATCGCTTCCATAGTATTTTAATATAATATTTATATTATACTTATATTAGGCATTTGCTGTAAATTGACAAGAAATAATTCCTATAAAATGACTTCTATCCTCTATTTGTAACATAGTTGGACCATTTATATCTGCCACTCTTGGAGTACAACTAAATGTATCAGTATAGTTAGAAGCATTAACAGAAGTAAGTCCATCAATAACAGATTCACTTATAGCAGATACAACTGAAGTTCCTTTATTTTTTGGCACATAAATATTACATTGAATAACACCAGCATAGTAATCAGAAGCAGCACCTTGATTTTGTATCGTTGATTGATTAAAACTTAAATTCATAATTATATATTTTTTAGTTTTTCCAGGAGTTGTGAATGGCACATTATCATTAATAACAGAAACAGTATTATCTGCTGCTACTACTGCATCTGTTACTGCTTTTTCAAAAGCTGCTCTGGCATTAACTAAAGTCATAATTACGAAGGTTCAATGTAACGTAAACCAGATCCTTTTTTAATTTTACCAAATCCACTAGAAGGTTTAGCTCCTACGAATATCTTACCTTTATCTCTCATATTATCTTTAATAATTTGACCAGCTTCACCTTGAACAAATTGTGAAATTATAGGATTTTCAGAGGCATAACCAGCATATTCAGCAGCATTACCAATAAAAATATTTTTTTCTCTAAATTTATAATCTGTATTAACAGGAAAACGAGGATCAATTACTGGATTATCAGGTCTTGAAGATTTTCCTGTTCTAAAAAATTCTAAAGAGGCTTCTCTTTTTAAACCTGCCCAGGGTTCGTGATCTTCAACACGATCAACTTGATCTATAGGATTTCTTCTTACTTTCCAACTAGAAGCTAGAAAACCCGTCCATACAGGACTAGCTTCAGCAGTACTTAAACTTGCATGAAGTTCTCTAATAGTTTGAGCAAAATCAGCATCTAACTGTGCCATTTGATTATTCATAACATTATCAGCACTAAACTCTTGTTCTCTTGCCATTAGAACCTCACCAAAATAGTAAACAAGTAAGTTTGACCACCTTGTTTTGTATCAATATCAGTTATCTGTGCAACTCTTGTAGATCCAGCATAAGTTAATGTAATTTCGTCATCTAAATCTGGTTGATTGTCTCCAATAAGATCAGGTGTTATATAAATCTTTGCCTGTCTTATTTCTCTACTATCATCTTCAGTTGATCTAATATATTCAACTGGTGCTTTTATACTGTAAGTCGTATCAGTTGTAGTGAATGCTCCTGTGCTTGTGTTGTAACTACCAGATGCTTTTTTTGTATAAACAATAGAAGAATCAAAAGAAGAACCTAGATCAGAAACAATCTGTTTTGCAATTTGTTTGAATGCTGAATCTAACTGTCCTGCCATTATCCTCTAACCACCCTCATCTGAAAACTACCTGCTCCACCCAGCATATATGCTCCAAGATAACTTTGTAACCAAGGATAAACATCTAAAATATTATTTATAGATCCAGTTCCTTGACTCTCAGTATTATATTTAACCTGTATATCTCCTAAACTAACTTCAGAAAAATTTCCATCTTTACCAGTAGTACCAGTAATAGCATCAGTATCATTTGCCAAAGCTCTAGCTAATTCATATTGTGCATATTTGATACCATTAGGAATCTTAGAACAAGCTAGTTCAACACCATCTACTTGATAATTATTTCTTGGAAACTTTAATGCCTGTCCATCATCACATCTATCTCCATAAAAAACTAAGGTATCAATCCATCTAGCAGCAGATATTAATGATCTTTTCTTTTGATCGTCTGTTTTATTTGTCCAAGTAGAAGAATCTGGAGAAGTATCAAAATAATCATTAGCTTCTGTCAATGTGACATAACTATTTGCATTTTCTCCTTTTATTGTTGCGTCTATAGTAGCTGCCACGATTAATAAAGTAATTTAGTTTTATTGTAGCGTAAAGAAAAAGCCCCACCAATAATTGATGAGGCTTGATGACCACAATTTAATGATATTAAGGATTGGTTCCAGTATCAAGTGGTGAGTTAACGATTAGTTCAACTATAGGAATTAAATCAGCATCGTATGTGATTGCCCAGTTATTATCGTTAGCTAACTGTGCGTTAGTTGGGTTGTCAGTAGCAGATGTCCACTTAGTTCCCATAACGTGATAAGCACTGTGGTAGTCAACAGACATAACATCTTGCTTAGATAAGATGTTTCTATCTGATTCAATACTTAGAGGAGATTGCTCACCTTCAAGAATTGTTCCTGATTTAATTAAGTAGCAACGGAACTCTTTTTGATGACCTGTTGTACCAGGGTGAACTGTATTAACTTGAGAGTCAATGACAACATTCATACCAGCAAACTGACCAATACTTCTATCTGTGATACCAACACCACCGCCACCCCATTGGATGCCAGTTCCAGTTGATAATGCAGAAGTAGAGAATGTTAACATACCAACCTGATATAGGTAGTAAGCAACAGATGGGTGAATAACTAGAGTATCTAGCTCTTCTCCTCTTTCTCCAAGAAGTGATCTACCTCTTGCAACTGTAGAAGCTGTTAAGAAGTTAGTTTCATCAGCACCAGAAGCAGCACCCTTAGTTAAATCTAAGCAGTTTGCACCTAATGGTCCGAAAGTAGATCCGAACAAACCATCTAGCAAGCTAAATAGTCTTGCAGAGTTTAGCTTATTGATAGCATCTGCAATCTGGTTTCTGATATGACCCATTGGATCTTCACCAGCAGCCAATACAGCTACATCATCAACAGCATACGCAAAACCTCTATGACAGATAGTTGCGATCTGTGTTCCTGTACCAATCTTTTGTGGTGTCAAGTAACCAGAGTTACTTGTACCCCATGTTGCTGTACCATCTAAGATTTCCTCAGTTGGAGCGATTGGGTTAAATTCTGGAACTTGAATTCTTGTTCCACCTTCTGATGCGTCAAGAAGTGAGTTTCTTACAACAGCACCAGATTTAATAAATGCACTACGTTCCTTGATAGCTTCGGAAACATATGTGCTGAGATTATTTCTCTTAACGATATCCGCTAATAGGACACCGCCAGAGTAATTCTGAAACGGAGCAGCCATTCAGATTTACCTTTTTAAGTTTTGCGATACCCTAATCACAGATAAGGGGATTAGTTTCACAGAAACTAACTATTTTTGTGCCTCTTGCTTGAGCACTGCTGCAAGCTGTGGGTCTTGTTCTGATATTAGCATTTGTTGAGTTAGGTTGCCCGTTTTCCAAGGATTTACTTGACCTCCAGAAGCATTTGCAATAGGACTAGGCTTTGCACCCATTCCAGCAGCACTACTAGGCTTGAAATGATGTTCCCAACCACTTCCAGGATTTTTAAGACTTGAAAGATAAGTATTCAAATCTTGTTCAACTCCACCATTAAGAACAACTACTTTACCTTCAGCATTTTTTTGTAACTTATTTTGTAATAAAGCCAGAGTTTGTTCAGCATTTATAGCACCAAGATTACTTATAGCTGCTAATGCTTTTGTTTTCGTTGAAGCCAATTCATTAGAGGTTTTCATGTCTTCTAAACTTTGTTTTAGAGACATATTTTCCTGTTGTAATCCTTGATTTGTATTATTGGCTTCTTCCCAAAGAGTTTTCCATTGTCCTTGATCCTCTAATTCTTGTTTTCTCTGTTCTTCTTTTTTCTTATAAACTTCATCAAGTTTATTTTTTGCACCTTTAAACTTTTCTTGTTCCTCTGCAATTTGTTTTGTCAAAGCTGCAATTTTTTCCTCATACTGTGTTTTAACAGCAGTAAGATCAGGTGCTTGTGGTTGAGTTGGTTGTGAAGCAGTTTCAGCCACGGGCTGTTCAGCGTTGGTCACAGACTCAGGCTGAATTACTTTTTCTTCGATTGCCATGAATTAGTCAGATAATGGGCTAGTAGTTTTCTTTTTTGAAACTTTCTTCTTAGTTTCTTTTGGTGCAGGAGCAGGACAAACTTCAGCACTTTCTTGTACTTTAGCTTTTTGTTCTACTAATTCCCATTTATATGTTCCGTCAGGTTGCAGAACATGGTCTAAAGATTTAGCCATAAGAATGTATGTATTTATATATCATCTTACCAAACTATTCAGTTTTGGCTTCATTTCCTGATGGTAATACTTCACCTTGAACTAAAATGTCTCTAAATTCCTCTCTATCAATGACTTGCTGATCGAATAGAGATGTTAAGGCTGTAATATCTTGACCAATTAATCTTTCGATATCAAAATCTCTACTAATTTTTACTTCTGGTGGTTCAATACCCACATATTCAGCAGATAAATTAAATGATTTTTGAAGTTTTTGTTCTAACTCCATAGAAACCATAGCAAGCATAGAATTTGTATCAACTCTATCTAATCTTCTAGCATCAGCACTTTCAGCTACAAACTTTTGTTGACTTAAAGTACTAATACCAAGAGTAGCCATTTGCATTTGTAATTCTTTTATTTCAGCAGATTGGGCATCAAAAGCACTAGAAGCTGGTTCTACATAGTAAACTTTATTACCTGGCTGAGTTGCCATTGCATAATTGACAGATATAGCAAGGTCTTTGGTCTGATCATCATATCCTTCCATTACAAGCATTGGTTGAGATGCAACGTGCAAACTATGGATAAGATCAGCTTGTCTTTGAAAATGTGCAAGATTTAAATATGCAATGTCTAATAAAGGTGGTTTACTTATTAAATTTTCAGTTTTTCCAGAATAAACAGTAACTAAAGGTATTTCTCCAAGAGAAAAACTACCAGATTCAACTTGTTGATAATCTTTATCTGCTGATCCCATTTCAAAATTTCCTGTCACACTGTTATCAGAGACATCATACATTTCTTCGATTTGTTCTTTCTTACGAAACACTCTGTAACTACCAGGTTCTATTACTCTTATTTGGTCATAGACCTTTTCACCAAACTGACCATCAGGCAATACAGCCTTTTCTGCAATTCGAGCCTGTATAAGATTCCCATAATTAGATTCTCTATCTAATCTCCAGCCATAAAGATTTGTAGGATCTACTTCAATCCAATAAGGTCTACGATTTTGCTGTCTTTCTTCTGCTAAACTTAATGCACCAGAAGGTGCAGGATAATCTACAAGAATATGACTTTGACCATAAGTAAGAGAACACATTAATATTCTTCTTGCATATTCATCTAAATCAGAACCACAACCATCAACATCCATCTTAAACATTTCTGTCCAATAAGGATCTCCAGTAATTGTTATTGGTTTTCTTAATACAAGACCTGTAGCTGCTCTAATTAATCTTTGTGTGAAAGGAGAAAAAACAGCACGATTTACTCTTGCAAGGTAAGCCTCATAATCTTCTCTTGGTTCTAATGGTAAAAATGCTTCACTATTTTCTCTTAAATATTCAGTTCCTTCAGTTACAGCCTTCATTATTTCCCATCCTTTCATCATATCTAGAACTGCTCTTGTTCTAGTAAAAGGACTATCAATTCCACCTACAGAAGTAGATGAAACAATATTGGTTCTAATCGGACCAGGTACAGCATAAGTCATTGATTAACACCTCCATCTTTTTAAAGCTAACGCTTTTCTAGTAGGTCTGCCTTTTTTATCTTTTAATGGTCCAGGCATTCCTGACATTCTTGCACAAAAACTTTTTCTTCTAGCTGCTCTTTTACCAGTTGGATTCTTTTCAGTAACAGGTGCTTTTAAATTACTACCAGTAGCACGATTATATTTGGCACGACCTTTTGCAGTAAGTCCACCTTTCTTGGATTTTTCCCCTCTACCTACAGATAAACTAACTCCTTTTTTTCTAGCCATTATTTACCTACCTTTGCTTGTGCTTTTTTATGAGCCTGAGTAAAAGTATCTCCTGCTCTCATTCGCCTTTTCATAAACTCCATATGCTTCGCACTATGATGCTCAGAGTGTTTTTCAAGGAGATTTTTTTGGCGAGTGGTAAGTTTCACTTCTTTTTCTTTTTTTTCTTAGAACGTAGTTTTTTAAGATCAGCAGCAGTGATCTTATCCCGTGGTGGAGCAACCGCAGCAAGTTTACGTTGTTTACTCGAATAAGATCCTTTAGGCATTAGGCAGCAGAAGTAATTGCACCATTAGTTATAAAACTAACTGATACTGTGCTTAAATCACCAACTGTTGAACTAAATGTAGTTCCTGTAATAATTCCATTAAAACTTAATTTTTTAGATCCTGATGTATCTAAGAAAAGGTTAAATGAAGCATCGCCAGCATCTTCAGAAGTTAAAACATCTGAAATTATTTCAGCAGTATCATCTCCTGATGTTGCTGTATAAATTAAATCAACAGTACCAGAACCAGAAATTAGACTTCCAATATTTTTTCTTGAAGTATCGCCATGAGCAGTAACATCAAGAGTGTCTTTAGTTACATCTAAAGTCCAACCTGTTGTAGAAGCTATAGCTCCAATTGATCCAGTTCCGTTATCAAATGATACAGAGCCTTCTTCGCCACGAAAAAATGCCATGATTCTAAGAAAAATTTACTTATAACAATATATTACCTTGAAACTGCGTTTTTCACAGTTATTTTTTCTTCTTTTTACGTCTATGTTGATAACTTATCTTTTTACTACCTGTTTTTTCTCTTTTAAACCTAGCTTTTTCGGCTGCTGACATCTCTCCAACAGTCTTAGGTGTCTTACTTGATACACGATTCTTAGGTCTACAAGCAGGATAGCCTCGTTTTTCGCCTTTTGAACGACCACAAGGCTTACCTGTCTTTACATCAACCCAATTTTCTTTAAACCAACGGGTAAGACCGCCACTACTTCTTGCCACGTTTTTTTGCCTCAGTGCGATAAGTACCACCACGTTTCTTATACTCTCGTACAAGCCACGCATTGGCATAAGCAGAAGGATAAACAGCAAATTTACGTTTAGCCTCTGCTTTTACCCTAGAGTATAACGCTTTATTTACAGGAACATTCGCCACGTTTTTTACCTCCCTTCTTTTTCTTCTTCTTTTTCTTAGTCGTAGAATGGTACATAGTAAGAATTAGGTAGTTCTTAATATATTCTAAACGCAGTCTGCCCTAATGTCTCTGGTTTTGCCAAATTAAATTGTTGTAGACAAAGATAACCAAAAGCATCAAAAGCATGGTCAACTCCTAGATTTTTATTAGGAAGCCCAGTATTTGGTGTATATGTAAGAGTTCTAAGTGCTTTTATCAATTCTTTACATCTTGGATGTATAAAAGTTCTTTGATCTCCATTTGCATCAAGTAATGCAGTATTGACGGCAGTTATCTTATCTCTAATTTTCCAGGGTGATTTAGGGCTAAGAACAGTAAAACCAGACCTTCTAAGGATTGTATGATCAGTAACTCCGACCCCACTTGTTTTTCTTGCACTACCAGTAGGGTCAGGACAAGCAATAATTCTTCTATCTACCCCGTACCTTCTTGTAACTTCTTCAGCAAAATCCCATGTGGTAGCACCTCCTGTCAGCATGATCTCATCAAAAACATACAAATTGTTGTTATGTTTATATGCACAGATTCCAGCCATAGGATCAACGTTAAAATCCAACCCCAATAACAAAGGCAGCATATGTAAATCTTCTACTTCCTTATCAATATTGTCATCACTAAAGCTAACAGCAACTAAACCAGTAAGATTTTCAAAACTAGCCTCAAATTCCTGTCTAAACGTTCTCGCATCTAATTGCGACCTAGCTGCTTCAACTTCTTCTGGTGCAACATTACCCCCCTCTATCGTAGTAAAACTCCATCTTTGCCAATCATCCCACTCCTGTTCACCACAAAAACACCACATATCATAAAACCAACTCGCAGTTCCATCAGGTGTAGAAATAAACAATGCCCACCCTTGTTTATCGGCTAGAGCAGGTCTAATAACCTCTGCCCATACATCTCGATCCATAAAGGCTGCTTCATCCAATACAACCCCTGCTAGGCTCCTACCTCTTAATGCCATCGCATTCTCTGTACCCTTCAACTCAATAGTTGATCCATTTATCAATTCCAACCTTAAATCTGTCTCATTCTTGCTTTGAACCCATACTTTTGGCACTAATCTTTTTAATTCTTTCCATGCAATATCTTTTGCCATCCGATAAGTAGGAGCACAATAAAAATAAACCTCTCCAGGTCGATTGATTGCTCCTCTGAGCAGTTCAATACAGGATAAATATGATTTTCCAAATCTTCTTCCTGCAACTAATACCCGAAATCTCTTATCACAATTAAATACCTCCCCCTGTGCATACCTTAAACTAATTTCTGGTCTGTTTTTTACCGCCATAAACTCAAAAATAACAGAAATTTCAATCTATACCCCCTATTTATAGCCTAATTTGGCTTTTTTAGGTTATTATTCGATTATTAACCCCTCTCAGATTAAGTCCGTGGCTTCTTCTACCTTTCCCAACGATATTACACCCCCAATAGCTCAAACAAAAAAACGTGGTAGACCTAGATTTGTAGCTCGCTCTACAGCAGAAAAGGTTCAAGAACGTGCTCAACGTCTTTACTCTCGTCAATTAGATGGTCAAACTACTCGTCAACTTGTAATAGAACATTCAAAAATTGAAGGAATCTCAGAAACAACAGCTTGGCAAGATTGGGATAAAGTAAAACACTGGAATACCGAAGATTGGGATAAAGATAGAGAAAATATGCTTCCTCGCCTTCAAGCAATGAGAGTACGTCTTTTCAATAAAGCAGTTAAAAAAGGTCAATTACAAACAGCAGCACAGATTCTAGACTCCCTCGGTAAAGTAATAGGTGAATCTGTAGAGACAGTAAACATCCAAGCTCCAGAACTTTCAATTAAAGTTGAGCCAAAGTAACGAAGATTTAGGATATATATTTAAGTTCCTCGGCCTGGCATATAAAAAAAATTTTTTGCAACACCTCCCCGTATATGCTCTAAGGTGCCTAGAAGCCTCTGTGATAGCACTGTAATATAACTTTGGTATGATAGTACCTTAGAAAATATCGCCTGTCTGAAGCGATTCTGGAGGGACTTAGAAATATTTGTTAATAAACTTGACTTTTATATTACTTTGATGTAATTATATCAATATGGTATATTATCAAAATTGGCACATGGTGTGAAAATTTATTTTCCTTATGTGCAATATATGATTTTCTACCTTTTGTCTTTTTCTCTCTAACTGTATCTAGCTTATTTCGATAACTACGCATCATTTAGAAATTACAAAAGGAAAAGACAATAAAAGATCCTAGACAATTTAATTATTACCTTCCTATGGAACTTGCCGAACTTCGCAAGCGTCAATCGTTTCTAAATATAGAAATGATGAATAATTATATGCTTGCATTTGATATTGCATTATCAAAAAAGTTTATCGATAAAAAATATTTTATTGATAACATGATGTTCATTGAAGCTACTAACAGTAAGCATCCAAAACATCCTGATACTTTATTGTTTAAGGACTCTATAACTAGAGAACACTTAAGACTTAAATATGAGGTGGCTTGATGACTTTAACAAAAGATCAGAAAGCCATCCTTAAGGCAATAGATAGGATTCCCTCATTCGTAATAAATGAGGGAGATATTGAGTTAATCACACTGTCACGTTTTGTGGATTCTGATCCAGAAAATGCAACTAGAAAATTTCTAGTTATAAAAGTAGCGTGGGATTAATTCGATGATAGGTAACACTTGTATATTTCCAGAATACGAAAAAATTTTAATATCTAAAAAAATTAGATATGAAAAATGTTATTCGAGGTCTGGTAGGCTTTGGCTTAAGGTTAATCCTTTTGATGAGTCAAACAACTTTGACTTTTTTCATTCAATTCCAACTTTTGTAAAATTGGTATTGGATGATTAAATAAAATTACATCAGGAGTTAGTTTTTTTACTAGCTCCTTTTTATCCCTTCCTAATTATGAGAACTTATCTTTTAATTTTTTCGTTCTTAATTTTAACTTGGCAAGCTATCGTTATTACTAATACGTTAGCTACAAGATTAGAAGAGAGAACCCAACAAGTACATCAACTACTTAAGGACATTTAAACTATGGGTTATTCAAATCCTTATTATGCTTACGAACTACAAATTTATAAGCTACAAGATAAAAATTTGGCGTTATTTGATGAATTAGATAACGCTAAAATTTACATCAAACAATTAGAAAAAAAAGTAAACCAATTACAAAAGGAGTCAAAACAATGTCAGAACTAAAAACAAAAGTCACCCAAACAAAAGGCGGCGGATTCTTAATTGAGAATCCCTACGCTTCAACAATAAAGTTTACTTGTGGTGATGGATCAGTTATTGAAGTTCCCGAATTTAGCTTAAGATTAATTCTTACTAAATTATATGTTTCTTACACTAGGGACGTTTGCGGGATGAGACGAAGTGCAGTAACTTGGCT